CGATTGGCAATACATCATTAGCTGCATATCCAAACGCCATAAGTTGCCTCGACGCTTGCAATAGGTCTGGAAATTCAAACGGCGTAGCAGCAGCAAATTTCGCCATTTGGTCTAAAAAGTTTTGTGCTCTTTGTGCACTGCCTAACATTGTTTCAAAACCTATCCTTGCGTTTTGCATCATCACATTGAAATCAAGAGCAGTGCTAATAAGTGAGCGAAAACCATTGCGTATAGCATCATATAAACCCATTCCAACTGTAAACGAAAGAGCATTTTTAAATATATCGCTTATTGTACTTCCTGTTGCTCTTGCTTTTGTTTGGGCAACTGCTAAATCCTTCTCGTATTGTGTCATATCTACAGCTAAAACTGTAAAAAGTTCGCCAACTTTCATTTTTTCACCACCTTTGTGGTATAATAAAAGAAAAAGGAGGGATTTTACAATGAGTGCTATTATAGGAATTCTGGGTTTTTTACTTTTTGTAGTTTCTTTAATAATGGCAATAATCCAACGTAAAACACGGTTAAAGTTTTGGTTATTAAGTTGTGTTATTGGCCTTGCCTTATTTGCGATAGGAATATCTTTAAGCCCTGAACCAGCAGTAACTTCACAACAAAAAGCACAACAAATCCGATTACAGAATGAAAAAGCTAAAGAATCGTTAGATAAACTTAGCAAATATTTAGAAGAAAATTTTGGAGGCAAATACCAAACATGGTGGTATAGTTTAATCAAAAATATAAGCCTTTCCATTGCTAACGATGGCAAGGCTGTTGTAACCGTCACCACTGATATATATCCAGATAAAGAAGGAGAAAAAACTGCAACATTAATCGGTAATGTTATTTTAACTAACAATGTTGTTGAAGTGAAATCTGTAACAGTAGAAGGTCAAGGAGGACGTATATTATCCACAAAAAGCAAATGACTACCACGGTCCTTTTAATCCTTTAGTCTTTGCGTCTTCAATCAAAGAAGCCCAGTCGTTCTTTTCTTGTGACTGGGCTTTTAATATTGCTTCCACCTGCTTTTTAAACTCTTTGCTAATAAAGTCCTCTGGGTTTACCATGTCTTTTTTCCCGCCAAGCGCAATAAAGCCGTTCACAATTACTGCAGCGAGGAAAGCCCAACCATTCATTTGTTGCTTGTACTCTTCTAGTAACTTCTGCTTCTTTATTTCTTCCACGATTGCATAAAGTTCGCTAGGCCTTAACTGCTTTATCTCGTCAATATTCCAACAAAACTCCCGGGCCAAAAGAGTAACTATTTCTGCGTTGAGCCAAGCTGAATCAAAGACATCAGTTTCGGTATCAGCTTCTTCAAACCGAAAAAATTTACTTCAATAAATGCTTGAATAAGTTCCTCTAATTCACTCATATAAGCATTTTTAACATCATTTTCTGTCAGATCCGGAAAGATAACTGGAATTTTCTTATATAGTAAATCCCAATCAATCTCTAAATTGTCTAATGCCTTGCCTAAATCTTTAATCTTCCCTTTTGTTGCTGGAAAAAGTTTGGCTAAAAGTTGCTCTAATTCGCCTATTTTCTTTTCCTCTACTGTTATTGTCTTGCCAGCGAATGTTATAACCTTAGTCCTCATAAACTAAAACCTCCCTATAATCTCACATACAGTTGTCCTACACCTTCAAAATCTATCTTGTCTTGCACTACATCATCAACCTTAGCTTCTATACCTTCACTTGTAATGATTGCAAAACCTTCCAAACATCTTTGGCTTGCACCGCTGTCAATGTAAAGCTTCACTACTACTAATTGCCCTAAAGATTTGAAAAACCTATCATCGCCCCAATATGCTTCTGCTTTTCCGCTCCAACCGTCAATTGTCTGAATAAATTCTTTCCACCCATTGCTGTTAAATGTAGTAACCTCTTTGGTATCGGCTTTCAAGTCTACACTCCAGTTGAAAAATCCACCGCATTGCACCATTGTTAAAGCCTTACCACTAACAGTAACAGTATCTGTCGCAGTCAGCGGCGTATCAAATACAACATAACCGCCTGCATATTCAAGCTTAAAACCGGTCGTTATAACGCTTCCATTTTTCTTAACCGTAACAGGACTGGTTGGGTCCCAGTAACGATATGCAGCATTGGTGACTTGATACCTTGTATAAGTTGTATCCGCCGTCGTCGCCTGGTCTGTAAAAGTAACAGGGGCAGCGGTAACGTCAGAAACGTATACCGCTGCAACCTTGCCTGCTAATGCCATGTTATTCACCTCACATTAAGTCAAAGTTACAGTAGGTTGACCAGTTCCTCTGAAATCTGCCTTGAATGTTTGTTTGTCATCAACCTTTGCTTCAAGCCCTATGCTTTCTAAATAAGCAGTCCCTGTAATTTTCTTTGTAGCATCTATTCTAAACTCAACATTCACTGTAGTTCCGTTCATAAATGCGTTTATCAGTGCTGCCTGTCCGGTTGTATCGGTAGGTTTGAAGTTCCCTTCAATCTTACCCGACCACTCATTGACGGTCTGAATAAATTCCTTCCAACCATTGCTGTCAAAGTTGGTTGTTTCTTTCGTGTCAGCCTTGAAATCAACACTCCATTGATCTATTTCCGCTACCTTGTTAGCCCCAATATAAACGCTTCCGCCCTTACCTGCAATTGCCAATTTAACCGACCTCCTTAATCACTCTAAAGTTTACAACAAAAATAGCCCTACCGTTTTCATCGCGTGGCAGAGCTTCTGGACTTTGCTTTGCTTGGATAAGTAGATACCTAACATTGTTAATTGTCGTTTCAGTTAGTCCATGTAGGACATTCCTTACCTGCTCTATCTTTTGTCTTCCTGCCGCATAGCTTTTATTGCGAACTAACACTTGCAAGCCCGGATATTCTAAGTTTGCATCTGTAAGGTCTTGAGGTTCGCCTGCATATTCAAAAAGGGCAATTGCATTGTCTGGTGCTGCTGGCAATTGCCCTTTAAATATGTCTGTGCCTATTGTGCCAATGCCTTTTTGTTGCAAATACAAGGCTATGTCATCCAAAAGCATATTAATCACTCGCTCTCAAAGTATCCTTAACCACCTTCTCGATATAGGCTTGGTATTTGCCTTTATTTTCGTTAAAAGGATTTTCAAGATATTTAGGTCCGCCACCTTTGGGATGTTTAAAATCTAAACGCTCATGTTGGACTATTGCATACGGTAGGTCATAGCCTACCCTAACCTCAAGCCTGCTGCCTTCCACCTTTAATGGGCTAACACTACAGTTAGCTCTTAAGTCACCAGTATCAATCGGAGCCTGTTGTTGCGATTTTCCCTGCAAATCAAAAGCGCACCTTTCAAGTGCGTATGCTGCTGCTTTTTTCGCTATGTCTTTAGCTTTTACGTCGTTCCAGCTTAGATAATATTTTCCCATTACAAAGACACCTCGTAATAGACAATATTGCCGTCTAAATCAACTATCTCGCTGACGGCAATTGCAATATATTCCTTGTTATTATAGACTATGCGGTCGTCAGGACTTATCGGCTCTACGCAATACATCGTCGCTTCAGATACAACTTGATTGCCTGTTTTATCCCTTACAAGCTTTCGTTTCATTTCAAAACGGCAGGGAATAACTTTCTCATTTGCTACAGGTTCGCCATATTCGTTGTAGCTAACCGTCGTTTTGAGCGTTGCTGTTTGGTTTAAATAATCCCTAATCATCAGTAACACCACCTTAAATGATAGCAACTGCACAAGCTAAGTATGGCTTAAGCAGCTCATATGCTTCTTTGCTAAACAACTTCCCAAGCCCTTTATATTGCTCTGATACGCTGCCAAAATCAATCTGCACAACGTTTTGTTCCTGTAGCTTTGCCCTTGTGCTGTTACCATATTTGAGCAATGCTAAAGCCTCTTCGCATTGTGCAGCTTTCACCTCATCAGGAACTCCTCCCTGCACAATGTAGCTAAGAGTGTAATCAAGATTAAATTTTCTCTCGCTTTGATAAAGTGGCATTCCTACCGCTGGCAAGGCCCTTGGAAATTGCAATATCTGATTGTCTGGGTCTGCTTTAATGCCTTTGAATTGTAGCCTTTCAATCCTTCTACAAGCCATCAAGAGCGCTTTTTCTTTTGTTGCTGTGTCTGCGTTGTCCCACTCGTCCGTGTAGAGTCTTCCTGCAAAATATTGTTCTGCCCATCCAATGTCGACGTAGCTATTTGTTCCGACTTGGATTGCCACGATTCATTCACCACCTCAAAATCGGAAGAATGGGAGAGCCTTTCTGCAAGCTCTCCCTCAACTTCCCATATTAAACCTGTTTGCTTATTTTTAATCCACATTAGCCATCACCTTAAGCCTTATTTGCTGTAATGACTACAAGCGCCTCGGGTCTGATTACCTTTGCGCCATAAACATGCAAGCCCTTGACTGCATCAGCGAACCTCTTCTCGGGTCTGTATGCCTCGACTTTCTCTATCTGGTCTGCATAGGTTATGGCCATCGGATGCCCGCAGAGAATTTTGTATTTTGTGCCGGTTGTGTTAGGAACGTTGTTGGAAATGTAGATTGTAAATCCTGCCGCTTCACCAACTTCTCCTGTCCTGAGCACTCTGTCTGCGCTTGCTGTGTATTTTACAAATCTGTCGTCTTTCAAGAGCAACCCATAAAACCAAGGTGGAACAATGGCAACTCTGCCTGTTCTTGGTATGTTGTTCTCATCAAGCTTGATAGAAGCATCAACGAGCAATTCGTACGCAGTCGTTGCTGTTGGAACAACTGGAGTGGTGTCATCACCGATTGCGCTAGTAGCATAAACGTATTGAGAGGCAATGTATTGGTCTGCTGCATCAGCCAAAGCGTATGCTGCCTCTTGCATTGCAGCGTCCATAAGCTTCACGTTAGCCTGTGCTGCGTCTACGTCGTCAATCAAAAAGTTGAATGCTTTTGCTTGGTCAATAACAAGTGTTCTTTGCGCATCGCTCAGTGTTTCAGGTGCTGGTAAGTCAGTGTTTTTGGTATAGTCAAAAACCGTAACAGGTCCAATGCTGTTTATCTTTACGGTGTTACCGTATTTCACATCGCCTTCGTAATCCCTGTTGACTATGTTTGTGTAAACAAGATTTTTTCTCAAGTTTTCTAACAATCTTGCACTCCAAATTTGAGGTATAAAATTGGTTATAGCCATTTAGATCAACCTCCTTTTGATTATTTGATTAAGCCTTGTCGCAAAGCTTCTGAAATAATGTCCCAGTTTTTGTTGATTTCTTCTGGGCTCATCCTTGCGATTTCTTCTCTTGTAAAAACCCTTGTTTGCTTTCCCCCAGCTGGATTTGTCGGTGCACCAACTTTTGTATTGGCTTGCAAGCCTAAAAGCTTCTTAAGCTCCTCTGCGTCTTGCCTTATCTCTTCCTCTGTCTCGCCAAAGATGCGGTCTGCTAAAGAGAGAGGCAAACCCAATTCTGTTAACACTTTTTGCTTTACTAATGCAGTTTTAAGTTCTGCAAGTTCTCTTTCCCTCTCAAGCTTTTCCCTTTCTATCTCAGCAAGGCGCATTTGCAATTTTTCTTGCTCGCTCATTTGAGATTCTTTTATTTTTTTCAATTCCTCAGCAGCTTTCTTGAGTTCATCATAGTCTTTGTATTTTTCTCTTTCACGCTTCAAGCGTTCAGAGAGAATTCTCTCAAGCTCTTCTTGCGTAAATGTTTTTTGCTGCTGAGTATCATTATCCGCTGTTTGTTGTGTTTGCACATCCTGCCCAGTGTCAGCAGGATTGGTTTGTAATGTTTTATCCATATTCTCAGCCATCATCTGCAACCTCCTTGTATTATCCACCGATTAACCGCTCGGTGTCAGCGTAGAATAATATAAAAAGCACTCAACAAAGAGTGCTTACTCGCTGTCCTTTTTGGGTTTCATGCCCGCTAACTTGAGTATGCTCTCTGGCGGCTCTTCTCCAAGCACATTGCGGTATAAGCTCACTAATTTCTTAGCAGCCTTGCGTTTGTCTTCCATTGGAGCCTTTACGCCGCCTCTTGCTCCCGCTAAAGCTGCTGCCGCTGCATGTATGCCATTGCGGTTGAGTGTGCCGTCTGGTTCCCTAACCGGCAATTTGCATTGTTCTTTTGATGTAGGTGGACCATCATGCAAATGTATCAAGCAAGCTCTGTGCCACTGCTGTAAGTCATAGTCGCTTTCCTTTATGTCGCCCCACGGTTTGTTTGAAACCTTCTCAGCCATTTGGTACTCACCTCCTTATGCTAACTCTTCAACATAAGGTATTAAAACGTGTCGGCAGTTCGGGTGAACAGGTATTCTTATGTTTTGTCCATCGTAAAAAGGATAACGCTTATCTCTCTTGTCAAGAGTGTATATTTTCCCTTCAATTGGTTTGCACATCTCACAACTTCCTCTGTGAACACTAACTTTAACAAGCTTTATGTCAAACTCTTTGCAAGCGTTTATTGTCGCTAACGTTGCTACTTCTCTTGTTAATGTCCTTGCCACCATTGCCGTGTACGTGCCCAGTTTCCAATTTCGCCCTAACCTATCCCTAAAACCTGTAATGTTCAAGCTCAAAAGCTGCTGTTCTAACTCCTTTTTTGCCTGCTGCCATGTTAAGCCTGCCGTAAATTTCTTGCCTGCCATCTTTAGAGCTTCTTGTCTGTAAATATCGTTTATCTGCCGTCCAACCGTTTGAATAGCATTGTGCAAGCTATCCGTTATTGCCATTGCTACCACTTCAATTGCTCTGGTATGAAGTTGTGCGAATGAAGGATTTATGTCCGGTTCTTGTCCTAACTGCCTTAGCATGTTGTAAACTGCAAGGTAGTTTTGCTGATAAATCTTTGTTAGTTGTTGTATTATCCATGTCAACACCTCTTGGTCTAACTGTTGCAGCATCTCTAAAACCTGTTTCATTTGCTGTTTATAAAACCATTCCGTTGGTCTGCCTTTATATTGCTCTAAAAGCAGTATTAACGCTAAAAAACCTTGTCTATAAAGCTCTAACAACTGTCTTACAACTTTATCTTCCAAAACCATCATTCATTACCTGCCTGTTGTGTTTGTTCTGGGTTCTGCGTTGGCAGTATCTTTCCTAAGTCAATATTGAACAAGGATGTTTTTTCATTCTCACTTGCTATTTTCATAAGCTCTTCTCGCAACGTCTCTGCATCGTATTCATACAAGTTCTTTAGCGCAGTTTCTCTTGAAGCTAATCCATTTTGCACCCTCATTGTCCATATTTCGGTTTGTTCTTTGTCATCCTGTGGCAGTCCGTCTGCCCAAGCAATATTAATTGTTCGCAATTCAACGCCTTTTCCGTATTTTGCTTCAAGTTGACTTGCCAACTTCAGTACCTTTTTTACTGCTGGGTCTAATCGCATTCGTATACGATTCACCTTTGCTAATGGTGTCATCATCAAACGCCTTAATGCTGTTCCACTTTCGGCTAAACCACTTTTAAGCTGGCCAAATGCTGCAGCTGATGTTTCACTTAATACATAAAGTTGCTCCATCAATAAATCAATTTCTCTGAAAGCTGCCTCAAGTTGTCCATCCCATGTAATATATTTAGGCTCTGGGTCACCTTGTTCTAATGGGAAGTATTTGCTACCACCTCTAAAAACATATTCGCCATATTCGTTTTGCTCTAATGCTGTGCTTGGTCCTGCCATGTGCGGATCGGCGTGCTTGTCAAGAATTCTGCTTATCTGTGCTACTCTGATTTCAAGCTCCTGAATAATACTATCAAGGTCACTATAATCATCTTGTCCATACACTCTATCACTGGTAAGGATATTGTGCACTGGTACAACAAGAAAATCATCAATGCCTGTCTGCTGTTCTGCTTCTATATCATTGTAAAAGCTTGTTATGTCAAGTTCCTGCTTTATCACACCATCTTTTAACTCAAACAACCTGTTTGTGATTTTACCTTTTTCGTGTATCTCAAGCCTTAAGTAAGTAGTCTTTTTATCTTTGTTAAATGCTGTAGGTGTTGCAACGTCAAATGTCCAAGCTATGATATGAGCTTGCACATCCTTTATGTTGTCAGCACTAACAACAGGAAACCATAAGCTTGGTGGTATCGCTTCTATGATTGCTCTGCCATCATAACGCAACTTGAATAAACCCGTCCCGTATCGGCTTATGTCTAATGCCACCTCATATGCCACATTGAAAAAGTCATTGTTCTCAATGATAGCTTCAAGCTGTTGCTGCTCTTTAGAGTTAGCTTCGCCTGCCGTTATGCGTGGTCTTTCACCTAACAGTAAATCAGCCCATAACGTACTTAACCTTTTGTGCCAATTGAGTATGATTTCAAGCGTCGCTTTTTTGTCATCCCTCAACAAACGCACCCAATCCTTGAATACAAGTTCATGCCTACCTTCAAAGAGCTTCCTGTTTTGGTCATAACGCTGTAGTCTTTCCATTTCGCTATCTGGAGGCCATTTTGCACCAATATCAAAAAAATTCAAATCCGTTATCATTCCATCACCGCCTTATTATACGAAACTAGACTTTCGGATAATTACCAGCCTTTTGGCTTATCCACTATTGGTTTAACATTTTTCATATCATCCTCTAGTGCATACCTAACAGCATCGATACTGTGATTATTTTTATCAGGATATTCAGCTTTAAAATTGCCATCTTTATCTTTTTCAAGTTCGTAATTCAAGAACTCTCTTAATGTGTTTGGACATCGTTCAGGGTCAATTATTATTTCTTCAAGGTCTTGCAAAAACTTAATACCATACTCAACACTGTCTGGCCCTTTCCTAGCTCCTCTTACTCTTAAGCCATACTCTTTTAACTCTGCTATTGATTTTGGTTCAGCACTATCGGCTATGATTAAGCCATTGCTCTTGTTCTCTTGTTTTATTAGCTCTGCAAGTTTTCTGTTACTTAAACCAACTTGATGTATCTCATAGAAAATATATAAACGCCGCCTTGTTTTATCAAAATGACATACTGTATAATGTGCCGGATCAACTGCATATCCAAAATCAAGCCCTCGTCTTATCCTATCAAACATTTTTATTTCATCATCACTTATTTTTCTTGCTGTTACATTTGTGAATACCTCTCCTCCTGTTCCTGTTACTTCACCTAAATATTCGTGTCTATATGCTTTCTCATTGACTTTTTTCAAATGTTCTGCTTCAATTAAAAACTGTTCCCCAAGCCATTCTCGAGGAACAGTTAAATATATGCTGTGATGAACTTTCCTGTCTGGTCTCTCAATCAATATCTCTTCGTTTACCCACGCATTTACCCTGTTAGGTGGATTGTAGGTGTAAAATACAACAAATTGTTCCCCACCACGCACTAAGGATTGATTGATAATTCGTATTTCTTCCATGCCATTGAACTCGTCAACTTCTTCATACCAAATGAACTTGATATAGCCTTTTGATACTTTCGTAGATCTGATTTTTTTAGGCTTATCAGCACCTCTAAAAAGTATCTTCTGCCCCGTTGGGATATATGTCATCTCCATTGGGTTATGTTTAATATCCCAATAGTCGCTTACTTTCAATTTCTCAATTGCCCAAATCAATTGTTCAAAGACACTATCCTTTAGCGTTTCCTTAACTTTTCTCAAAACTACTGCATTTGCGTTAGGGTCTTTCATCATCCCAAGTATTATCTCTATGCTTACAAAAGAGGATTTACCGCTGCCACGTCCACCTTTTAGCCAGTAATGCGTATAGCGATTATGTTTTATGTCATTATGCACTTCATAAAAGCTCGGAGCTATAAGCTCGCTAAGCTTAATTTTCTCTATCATCGCTATCATCCTCGATGTCGTCCACAATAACTACACCCATACTACCGCTTACATTAACCTTCTCTGTAAATAATGCATATCTTTTGCCTAAAAGCTCCGCAGCCTTGACTCTGTCTTTCGCTGATACCTGCTTTTTTATAATCTTTGCTTCACTGAAATAATCGCCCTTGTTTTCTGTAACAACGACTTCCTCCTTCTCTAGCCCACGCATGACTCTTGTAAGAAATTCTAAGACTTCATCCTGTGAGGCGATGCGTTCGTTATCTTTTTGTTTTAATTTTTCCTCAATAAAAATCCTAAGTTTTACTAAGTTCTGGCTCCCAATAACATCCAAGTTTTTGCCTTTATAGCCTGCCCTTCTCGCTGCTTCTGCTGCATTTCCTGTCTCGATATAGTAGTCAATAAACCTTTTTTGTTTTTCTGTTAATTTTGCCACATCACCTCACCACCTCAACCATGAAAAAAGAGCCCTATAAGGCTCTTAAAATCCACCATTTTCAGCTATTTCTTCTAACAGTTCTATAATTCTGTCAAGTTTATCGTTCACAGTCTTAAACATCAAAAACAAATTATCATCAATATTTGACACATTAGTCTCAATGCTTGATACATCACTTTTAATACTTCTTGTCGAATCATTTATGTTCTTTAAGGTCTCTAATAATTCTTCTCCCATAAATTTATCCCCATTCATTAAATATTGTGTAAGGTAAATATTCTACAAACATCTTCAAATTCCTGCTAAATTCTTTAAAATTTATCATAAAAAAATCTCAAGCCCGGCGGGGGCAACCGGGCTAAAATAAGAAAGCAAGACCGAGAACCCGGCGACTAATACCGGCTCGACCCTGCGAAATATTCCTGTTTACATTATATCATAAAAAAGTGTGTCATTATGTGTCATTATGTATCATTATGTATCATCTTTCAGCTTATCTAAAGCTTGTTTGTGTATTCTATGTATTTGCGCCCAACTGTAGTTCATCTCATCACATATTTCTACCCAACTTTTGCCATATATATACCTCAACCTTATCAGCAGTTTTTCTCTTTCATCCAGTTTTTTTATTGCCTTTTCTATCTCGTTTAGCTTTTTATAACTCTCCTGCAATTTTTTATTTATTTCTTCTTCAATCCCTATCTTTTTTATAATCAGTTCCCCCATCACATCTCTACTACCCGTTCTGGACACCGATACTAGCGTATACCGTGTTGTAATTCTTTGTAACTGTGTATCTATCTCTAAAAGCTTCTCTTCAAGTTTTTCTATATTTTTTAATAACCATCTATATTGCATTAAATCATATTTCGTCATTTTCATCCACCTTTCGCAATTAGGCTTAGTAGCTTTTCTTTTGTAGCAAAATCTATTAACTCCTCTATTGTTATGTACAACCTCTCTTTTTTCTTCTCTTCTTCGTATAGCTCCATTGCCTTGTCCACGTATTGAAGAAAAAGAATCATGTCACCGTTTAGGTATCTTATAACCGCCCGGGAGCAATATTGCAACACCTCAGGGCTCACACTCCTCTCCCCTTTCTTTTAACCACATTCCGCTTTCCCACTCTCTATAAAGTTTAAACCAATCTTCCGCCCGCATTGTAATAAGCCATTCACAATTATTACGCCTATGTGCTACGATTGGGATTTTCCCCTGTGCATCTCTTTTGCTCTGTGCTATTGCATCGTATATGTTTAGCCGTTCTACTCTTTTAACCTCGACGTGTATACCGGGCAAGCCTACAACGTCTTCTCCTTCTATCCCGCTATATTGCTGTCCCCTTCGCACATTGTATCCTTGTTCTCGACAAAACCTTGCAAACTCTAATTCTCCCCGCTTACCTTTACGTTTGCTGTTCATTTTGTATTCACCTTCTTTAGTTTCCTTTTCTGATACGACTTTTTTATCGATTCCTGTTCGTTCTCTAACGCACAAAATAAGCACAATTTTTGATTCCTTCTTGTTGTTATAAATGTTTCTCCGCATTTTTTACATTGTTTTTGATAAAGCTTCATTCTTCTTTGCCTCCCTTAGCAACAGCCTCAACCTTGCCTTTTCGGCCTGTAGCTGATAAAATATCACCTTTTCAGCTTCAGGGTCTGCTATTTTTAGCTGTTCTTCTAAATTTTTTAAACGTTCTAAAGTTTCTCTTATAAGGCCGTCATAGTTATACATTACTTATTCACCTCTAACTCAAAGTATTTTTCCCAGCATTCTCTAACATTACAATCTTCTATTTCAGCACATACTTCATCAATGACCTTATCCCGACCTATAAGCGATTTTATATGTTCCCAAAAAAGTGGGCATGGTTCTTGTTTTTCTACTGTGCCGTCCGGGTAAGTAATTTTTATCACACCTGCCATAATTTCGTCTATAAGCCGATCTTTAAGATTTTCTATTTTGTCTCCTAACATCTTCTCATATACTTTCATCTCTTTTTCCTCCCTCAACAAGCTTTAATTTTGCACCACTCTCAAGAGACTTTAATGTATGCTGTTGGGCCAGCTGCCCAATCTCATTTTTAAGACTCTCTGGTAATATAGCTTCTTTTCTTTCGCGCTCTTGTATTTGTTCATACATGATTCTGAACTGCCCACGTATAACATCAAGCTGCTCAGTCAAACATATATCTCTCCAACCGATGTACTGCACCACTTTTCTTGTTCTCTCACTTAGACTAGCAAGGGCTTCCTCTTCACGATAGTACCCATAGTTTCTAACAGCAGACATAACTTCGCCCCATGCTTCTGCCGCTGTTAACTGCTCTGTTTTTGGAGTCATGATTTCAAAAACATTGCGTCTTATATCTGCTATACTTGGTGGATATGTGTTCTCTAAAATGTGCTTTTTGACTACAACTTTAGCCACATTAAACGGTATATCTTTTAATAATTCCGCCCAAATATCTACTGTCTTTTCGCTTATATTCATGTTAGGGTATGCAGCACCTAATACACCTAAAATCTGTATGACCTCTTTTTTGGTCATTCTGAATTCATCTCCTTTTCAAGCTCTTCTTTATACAACCTCTCAAGCACATTCCATGACTTAGGTTTTGTTTCTTTGTTGTCATAAGTACCTTCTAAAACTTTTAAGAAGTTATTGTAGTTTATGAGCCAATCAAAATTACAACCGTTCCATTTGCCAGACCTGCCACTTAAAAAATCGCTTTCCTCTGCTTTCCTGAAGACAGTTTCAATCTCTGTTCTATCTCTAATTTTCTTAAGAAGTGCTTTTATTTGTTTCCTGCGCTTCTCTGATATAGTAACTACTTTAGGCAAACTGACACAGATTGAGTTATAAAGCTCAACTACTTCTTTTGGTGTTATAGCATTAATAGTTTCATTGTCATCATTATTCAGTGAGTCTTCAGTGAGTCGTGTGTCGTCAGTTTCATCTGACGACAATATATCTTCTATTCTATTCTTTTCTTCTTCTATTTCTTTTCTATTCTTTTCTATTCTATTCTTTTCAGAGTGAGTCCTCAGTGAGTCTTCAGTGAGTCCTCCATGATTATTCAGTGAGTCTTCAGTGAATGAGTTATTATCACCTATATTTTCAGGAGGTGCAGGTAATTTAGATGGAGTAGGCCTGTTTATTTGCTGATATTTTAAAAAGTTAGGTATCCAAATATAACGCTGTTTACCAACTTCGTATATTAGAATTAGGCCTTCCTTATGTAAATCAAATAGCCATTCTTCTACTTGTTGATGTGTAATATCAATGTCATAAGGAAAAATCAAAGATTTAACCAAGGCAGGGTGACCTTGTAATCTACCTTCATCATCTGCGTTTGATATGAGCCCCATGAAAAGTAACCTGTGCATAGGTGTTAATAGACCTAATTTTTCATCTGTCCAAAAACTTGGGTCTATCATTCTTTTTCTTGCCATTTAAATCCCACCTTGCATAAATAATTTAGAAATGCATAAACTAAACTGGGATAGTATGCACATTTTTCCGCACGAAAGTTTTTTTAGAGAGGCGGAATTAATCCGCCTCAATCTTCCCATTCAAATACAGCCTCTGCTAATTTTTTTAGGATTGAAGAGGTGATTTTATAAATTTCTTCATCCTCTTCTCTTATTCTTAAATTATGCCACTGCTCGGCTAATACAAGTTCTTTTAAAAATTCAGCCTCTTCTTGCGTGAGTTTTAGAAGTATTTCCATAAAATCATCTCCTATAAGTTTTTTAGAGAGAGGGCATTAGCCCTCTGCTCCGTCTTCCCACGGCAGTGGTATGTCTTCGTCTATTACTTCAAAATCGGCGTCAAGTGGTTCTTGTTGCTGTTGTAGCCTTTCTTGTTCTTTTTGTTTTACTGCTTGTTCAATTTCTGCACATATTTTGTCATAATCTTCTTTTGTTACGTCTTTGCTGTGTTCATAACCATGTTTGTCTAATACTTGTCTGACTATATCTTTATTACCTTGCGCTATTGCAAACATTCTTTTTGCCTGCGCAAGGCTTATCTTTTGTTTCTCTATGCTTTCTTCTTTTACTTCTTGTTGTTCTTCTTCTACAGTATAATTGACTTCAACAGGCTTTTCTTCAAGCTTGCTATCGTCTACCGGCATTTCCTCGGGTGAATATAAACCTTGAAATTCTTCTGGCAATGCTTCTCTTAAAGCCTGTACCAATGCTACTTTTCTAATCATTGTGGCGGGCATTTGTTCCCAATTTCGCATCAGTTTACCCTCTTTTGTTTTTCTCTGGTATTCCTGAAGGCTCACACTTGTTTCTAAAGGTACATTCCAATCCTTTCTGTATACTTTAGCCCAACCACCTATTAATGTTTCATTTGGAGCTACTAAGGTGCCTTTTCTGTATTCCATTTCTCCATTTTTCTTTTGTACAATTACACCTGCCTCGTAACCTGCACAAAGCTTTGATTTTGCAGCTCTTTTTGTGAATGTATCTTTACCTGTTACAAGGGTAGCAGGTTCATTGCCGAATTTAATTAGGTATGCTTCTCTTAAAAAAGGATTAAGCTTCTGATACCTGCAAAGATTTATAAACATCATCACCTCTTGGTCCGTAACTCTCGATGGGTCCCCTGATACAAGATATTTTTTCACTATATCGTAAGAGAGCTTTACTTCTCCTGTGTCAGTTTCGTATTTTACTAACCATTTGTTTTCCATTTTTCTTTTCCTCCTTATTTTCTTTCAAAAAAAGTTCTACCTCTTCAGTGAATAAGTTCAATACATTAGTTCTTGATGTCATAAAAAGGTCATTAACGCTCAAAATTGCCTGTACAAGAAAATGTTTTTTAAAAGGGAAATTGTCTTTATTTGCAATAATAGTAATTTCATTATCATCACTAAGTTGTGCCCCATATCTGTTTAAGATTTGAGTAATAATTTTTTCACGGTTTTTTGTAATATCAATCCCGCTTAAACTTAGATCTGATATTGTTTCGCCACCATCAGTTAATAAATAATTATTGTTATCTATTTTTTTAACATAAATCTGGATAGAATCGTTATGGCGATTTAAAAATGGTGTTACTATTTTTACGTATTCATCTAGAATTTCATATGTGATATTTGATTTTAACCATGTTATATAATCATTTATCATTTTATTAATCTCAATCATGATTATCACACCTTTTTTGAAATATCCTAACGCCCGGTATATCCCTCACACCTGCTTTTCCATCCCTATGCCTCCTCTATTTTTAGCACTTTATAAGTGCTGATTTTTAATAATTTTTGTAAAAGTTCTTGCGATAATTCTTGACGTGCAAGCTTTGTATCAAATCTCTCTTGCCTACGTTCTTCTACCTTGATAAGCCATCCTCCAGCTTGTATAGGTTTTTCTTGAGCTGACATAAGTAGCTGCTCTTTTAATTCTTTTTGCCTTTCTTCAAGCTGTCTAATCTGTTCGCTTATTTCGTTGTATTCTGTTATAACGTCTAATAAATCTTCTCTTTCTACTGCTTGTGCTTCTTGTTTACGCCAATTTGGGTGGCATATGTGCGTATATGGGCACCAAGGACGTCGGCACTGCCAGTTTTCATCCGGATTGAAAGGTGGGTCTATTTCTATATGATTTTCTATTTTCTCGTTTAATTCTACTAATCTTTTTATTTCTGCTTCTACAAAGTCTTTATCATATGTTATCAACTCGTAATAGTGGTCCCACATGCGTGTTTTGGGCGTTTCTTTGTTTCTTGCTACAAGATATGCTTTTTTCAGACCTAAAGCATGTAGATACAGCTGTACTTGTGTGTAATACTGCGGATGTGCTTCTTTAATTCCTTTTTCTCTAAGCTCTTGAAAGCCTCTATTCGCAAGTGTTTTAGCCTCAAGGAGAATTACATAAGGTGCACCCGGTTCTCTGTTTTCTGCTACAGCTAAGCCATCTATATGCCCAACAAGTATTATTTCCCCATCTTTTGCTATGCTGACCTCTTGCTGTCTTGCGAAAATTGTATATGGTGCCCCCGGCAGATTTTTTGATGCCCATTCTAATATGCTCGGTTCATGAAGATTGCCTTCCGCAAATGCCCGTTCACTGCCTTCCCAAGGGGGTAGCCCCTCTACCCCCCATGTCTCTAACTGAATCCTACGAGGGCATGCCCCCGCTTGACTTATTCTAATCATACCAATTCCTCCTTTAATTGATTTTTTAATTCTTCTATTTCTAGTTTTGCTACTTGCTCCAAATAAACCATTTCCTCTTCCTTTAATTGATTTTCTAATTCTTCAATCCATTTCAGTCTCTTTATTTTATCTTCTTCTAATTTCGCTATCTTCTCTAAATAAACCGTCTGTTCCTCTATAATCTCTTCAACTTCTTTTTTGTATACACGTATAAGCCTTTTTATGTTGTTTATGCCCCACTCTGAAAGCACTTTATTTTCCCCCTCTCATGTGTTATAATTAATATAAGCTGTTTTCTTTGCGCCTTTTGCAGGCACTTTTTTATTTGTATTTCTCCCCTCCCTATCTGTTGAGGGAAAATCTTATTTTCTTTTTATCGCCGTCCATGTATACGGCGACTTTTAATTTGTTTAATAATATTGCCAACCAAAGCGGCATTTTATTTCACCTCCCTCCCGTTAAATTCTTCTAAAAAGCGTATTAGTTCAGCATGAGTGATTTTGAGCCGTCCCAGTTTCAGGGCTTTTAGGTAGCCCTTTCTGATTAGGTCATACACTGTGTTTTTGTTGGTTTTGAGTAATTTTGCGACTTCTGGGACGCTATACAGAAGGTCTTGCACTAAAACCACCTCCTTATGCTCTTCCTCTTCTTTCTTTTCCACCCTCTTCAGTGTTACGAGAGGGTGGTTTCTAAAATGTCATAAAATCTGGTTATTTTGCCGTTTTCTTTAAGTTCTTTTTCTTGAAGATATATCATGTAATTTGCAGCGTATTGTTTTTCTTTGAAAATCTTTTCAATTTCAAAACTTTTAATTCCCCAAAAATCCTCGGGGCCTGTTTTTGCGGTAAAAGATACGACTGCAAAAACTTTCATCTCTCTCACCTCCTTTGGGTTACCAATATCTAAAGCATCACATACATCTTTTACTGCCCACCAAGGCTCTCCATCTATAAGAAATGTCCTTACTTGATGGTTTTTGTAATTGAATACTTGAGGCAATTCATTCATGTTTTATCCCTTCTTGTTTTTTCTTCCTCTCACAAGTGGTAAAATATTCTTGAGAGGAGGTGATAATTGTGGATAATATTCCAGAACTACTTAAAAACCGGATAGATGTAAAAGCTTTTACTTTTGATGCTTTGTGCACTGCAATTGATACGATAAAATCTGGAGAAGTTGAAGGAGTATCAATAGATGCTGAAGCCAAGATAATAATATTTACTAACTTTGGAATTGTTGAAGGTACTCCAATTTCACTTCTTCCAAAAAACTCTGAATCCAATACATCTAACATAGGGGCACTGTACAAAGCAATATTTAAGGCAAGAAATATCAATCTTAAAGAATTAGAATCACAAAACGAAAACCTAACATTGATAAATGATGCTTCGGTAATTGTTTTGGAAAATGCTGTTATAACACCTTATGCAAATCCTTTAAATAAAACCCACTCAAATAATTTAGTATTATTTACAGACCAAATTGTTGGTTTAGCGATTGGGTAATTTTCTCTGCAAGAATGTCAGGATTAACTCTTTGTGTAAAAAAAATATTTGATTGAATCATTATTTTTGTAGGCTGATTTGAAATTTCCTTATCAAACTCAGCCGTTTTCTTTTTTATAGTTTCTATTCTTTTCTTTGAATTTTCCTCCATCTTTCTCACCTCCTTATGCTCTTTTGTATTTGAGATTGTACTTCATTGTGAAAAACAAATCTCATATCCGTAAATTATGCCGTGCTTTCTGTTTTTTGTTTCTCAAAAACATCATAAAAGAATATATCTTTAGGGTCTTTGCCAAAAAAAGTACAAATTTTTCTTATCTCTTCTTCTGTAAACTGTGCTTTTCCGTTTTCTTTTCTGTTATATGTGGATTTTCCTATTCCTAGTATCCTTGCCATATATTCCTGTTTGATGTTGTGCTCTACTCTTAATGCTTTCAGCTTCCATAAAGGCTGTTTCCTCATATCTTTATCATCCCCCTTTTACTTGTCCGTTTGTTTAAATTATA